GAGATATTCTCTCACGTGCGGGTAAACGATATGCTAGTCGTTTTAACTGGATTTTATTCAGTTTATGATTTTAACTACGTACATGCTAGCCCATGGCGTGTGCTTTTGAAGTGATAGGAACTTCAATAATGCAACTTGGAAAGTTGTATCAATGGAAGGATTTTCCCAAGACTGTGTCTTGGAACCACCCTATTTTGGGTTGGGGCTTGCGCGGCCCCTTTACTCTTAGTGGTAAGTCCTTCGACCACCTCAACGAAGTAGGCAGTAGTAGGCGCGGCTCTCTGAGCCTCGTACTTTATGCTTCAGCAATGAAGCACAGTTTTAAACTGGTGCGTACCTACGTCTCACAAGAGAACTTGTGATTTGACTGAGTACTTGTCCTATAGTATGGAACATTTTGGAATTGATGAACCGATTTGGAACCGCTATAGGGAACGGATTTGATTCCCTTGGATTGCTTTGCTTGAAATTGTTTCTGAGTGTTGTATAACGTTTCTGTGCTGTCCGTCTTGCAGGACATTAAGGTATAGAATTTATCGGTTACCCGGGCCGGAGTTTAAGTAGATTTAATGAGGTTGGCACCTTATCATTATTTCTTGCAACATTTCAGGCTAAGATGATGGATGGAGGCAGGCCATTGTTTGGCGGAGTGCCCAACATTGATATTCGTAATAGGTTATTTATGTAAGATTGGGCGCGAAGTTTTTCCAGTGGTTTGTTTAGTGAAAAGAGGGAGGAAGATCCCCCTACATCAACAACCTACTATTACTCAATTATACGCAATGAAAGGTTTTATTGCGGCAAGTAAATACGGAAAGTATAATTGGGACTCTTGGGTATGCCATAGGCCCAAGCATGAAGACTCCGTTTTGGAGCACCTTGTTAGAGGAGGAAAGTTATTGAAAGAAGATTTGAATGGAAATTTGGTGTTATATGGTTCGTTGCGATTGGATTGCCCGTACTATATTATGACCTTAACACGCGGAGAATTAGATTCTCTCGCTTCGGAATTGGAAGTGCCGGATAATGATAGTGTTTTTACGTTTGATGTTTTTATGTTTACATGTTTTTTGAGGTTTTCCCCTCTTTTGTGTTCAGTGATCGACTGTGATGTTAATTATGGTAAATATATATATGTTAGGAGCTTTGTGTTTGTTGAGTCTATCTCTTCTTTCTTAAGGAGAGACTTACGTTTATATAAGATAGATATTTTGAAGAAAAGATTGTATGTGTATGGCGAATTGTTAGATATTAAAAGTGTGTTTATGATAGATCAGATTAGGAGAGAAAGTACTACTTCAGATTTGATCTTTAGTGTTTCACGTTTGGCGATTGAAGACGTTGTTTTTATGTATATGCAGGAAACTGGTGTTATGCCACAATCTGGAAAGGAATATGCGGTCTCTAAGTAC